CTCATATTGAGTAACAACATCTTGAGTATATCCATTGTTTGCTGAATCATCTGCTCTAGTTTCGTAAGAGTGTAAAGCATAATTTTCTCCATCAATAGGGTTTAAAATGTTTGAATACTCAAAGACAAACATCAAGACAGAGAACAAGTGAAGAAATTGTTAATCAAAGAGCATTAGCACAGGCAAGCGATAGACAAGCGAGAGCTACGAGCGCATTAGTTGGCGCAATGGCTAATTTAAACGCACAACATCAAATAGCAAGACAAAGATTACAAAATCTTATAGCAAGTCAAACAGCAAGTAACGCACAAATAAGACAAGCGCAAAGAGAATTTGACGCATTAGATAGACGTGTAGTATCTGCAAATAATGCTGTTAGACAATTTAATTATAACGTAGGTAACTATCCAAGGCAAGCAATAAGCGGAATACGTAATTTAGTAGGTGCTTTTGGTATCGTTGGAGGTGTTTCTTTGTTTGCTACAATAGCACAAGATATATTTAAAACTACAAAAGAATTACAATCTTTAGATAATGCGTTAAAACAAGTAAGTGGAACACAAGAAACTTTTAGAGCGAATCAGGAATTTTTAAGAAAAACATCTGAAGCTTTTGGACTTGATATTAACGGACTTACAAAACAATTTACGCAATTTTATGTAAGTGCAAAAGATAAAATTAGCGGAAAAGAAATAGAAGATATTTTTACAAGTGTTGCAAAGGCTGGTTCTGTAATGGGATTAAGTGTTGAAAACCAAGACAGAGCATTTTTAGCACTTAATCAAATGATGTCTAAAGGCGTTGTTTCAGCGGAAGAATTAAGAGGGCAATTAGGGGAAGCTTTGCCGGGTGCATTTGGAATTATGGCAAAGGCTTTAAATGTAAATGAGCAACAATTAGGCAAGTTAATGAAAGACGGTAAACTTTTAGCGAGTGAAGTTTTACCTAAATTTGCAGAAGCTTTAGAAAAAGTTTACGGAATTGAAACTATTGAAAGAGTTGAAACATTATCAGCTTCACAAAACAGGCTTTCAAATAGTTGGACTGAATTAGTAAGAAGTTTAAATGATAGCGAAAGCGGTGGCATATCTAAATTTTTTAAAGTACTTACCGATGGATTAAGTTCTATTTTAGGTTTATTAGCAAGAGCAAACAAAGGAATTGCAGATTTCAAAAAAGAAGTTTATGCTGGTGGTAAAAATACAATAGTTGAAAACGTAACAGGAGGCGCGCAACAAAGCGCTCAATCAATTATATCTGGTCAAATAAAAAGAGGCGAAAAACCAGACGATTTAAAAGAATTAACAAGATTAAAAGAAATTGAGTACGCAACAAGAGAATTAGGTTACCAACAAGATAAATATGCAGTAGCATTAAAAAGAGTTGAAGATGCTGAGTTTTCTTTAGGTATACAAAAAGAAAAATCAGCTAATTTTATAACTGGTGGTATCTTTAATATTAGAAGTTTAAATAAAGCGGAAAAAACTTATCAAGATGCTATTTTAGAAACTCAAAGAATTAAAGGTAATATAGACGGATTAAATTCTATTTTAAATAAAAAAGAAAAAGAAAATACTGATATAGTAGTAAAAAATACAGAAAAAACAAAAGCTAATAAAGAAGCTAAAGAAGATTTATTTAAAGCCGAAACTAATAGTAGAGCTTCTTTTGAAAAAAATATACAAGCATTAGAGAAACAGCTACAAGTTACATCTAAATTAAATCCAGTTTACGGAGCCTTGGAGTTTCAATTAAAATTGTTAAAAGATGCTTATGAGGCTTTATACGGAGAACAGAAAAAACAAGAATCAGTACAAGACCCTAAATTTGGCACGCTTGAGTATTACGAAAAATTACGAACTACAATACAAAATCAACAAAAAACAATAGCGACTACAAATCCAGAGTGGGAACATTACCAAAGATTATTAGAAGCAGTTCAGATTGATATTGATATTTTAACAGGTAAGCAAGAAAAATTAAATGAAACTTTCTTTGATTCTAAGAATTATTTTCAAGGCTTTGTAGATAGTTTTGCAAATGAATCAGGTTTTAGTGAAATCTTTAACGTAATGGATTTATTAAACCAAAACTTTGAAACAGTTGAAGAAAAAGCTAAAGTAGTTGGTTTGGCAATTAGTGAAGCGTTCCAACAAGCGTTTAACACTATTTCTTCTTATTCTGACGCTAATTATCAAAGAATGTACGATAATTTAGAGCGTCAAAGAGATACATCGATATTATTTGCGGGAGAAAGCGCAACGGCAAGGGAAGAGGTTGAAAGAGTTTACGAAGAAAGAAGAAAAAGAATACAACGTCAACAAGCCGAAGCGCAAAAACGTTTAGCAATGTTCAATATTGTTATTAATACAGCTCAAGCAGTTGTTTCGGCTTTACCTAATATTCCTTTGTCAATTGCAATTGGATTAATTGGAGCTGCTCAATTGGCTATGACAGCATCACAACCTATACCGAAATTCGCAATAGGTACACAAAATGCACCTGAAGGATTAGCCTGGACAGATGAAAGAGGCGCGGAGTTACACACAGATAAAAACGGAAAAATTAAAGATTTAGGGAGCAATAAAGGAGCAAGATTGAAAAAATTATCTAAAGGAGATAAGATTTATACCGCTTCACAAACGAAAAAAATCTTAGATTTGTATAGTTTTAACAAAGAGTATGATAATATTATGTTAACTAATGGAATTGCACCAGCTCCACAAGTAGGGCAAACAATTAATTTAGAGCCATTAAATGCAAGATTAGACAAATTAACGAGTGTAGTAGCTAATAAATCCGAAGTTACCATTATGAATAACGAAAGTGGGACGAGATACTACGAGCGCGTTAACGGACAAAGAAGAGAATTAGTAAATTCAGTATTAACAATGAAAAGCAGAAGCGTAAGATAATGTATAAACACTATTTAGATTTTTTAGATTTACCTTTAATTGGTAAAATTGAAATAAGCGAGCCTTTTAAGTTCGATGGAAGTACCCACGAAATTAAGCGAGAAAAAGGCAGACATTCACGTGATATGATTATAGCTAATCAAGATATTGAACTTGAATTTTATAAAGAACATTTTGAGCCTATTGAAATAGAGCAAGTTTTGCCAGATGGCACTATTTTTAATTACGTTTCTCACGGTTTCGATTATTTAGTAAACGAAATTAATACTAAAGGTTGGGAGATGCTTGTTGAATATACTATTAATTACAATGGTACAGATTTCACAACAGGCGAAATAGACGGCTTAACTTATAAAGTATTTGACGACTATTTAAGTATTAAAATTAGTCAAAACACTTTACACGCTTATATTAAGAAAAACGATAGCGTTAAGATTGATGCTTTTAGCGATAAAAGTTTAACAGGATTGCCAATTACTCCATGCACAACTACTGATATATTTTTGAAGGCTAAGCCTTTATTAGAACAAAGTAAATGGAATCAAGGAGTGTTTGAAAGAACATCCCCAAATATAAATTATTTCTTATTTCCAGCTCCATACTTAAATTCATCTGGCATTAAAGATTCCTATGTTCCTTTTGAGAGATTGTATATTTATCCAGGGGGAAGCGCGCAAGTTGATTTATATGATTTACGTTGTTTAAATGCTAAAACAAACCTTATCAATTTAAAAGTAAAAGTAAAGATAAAAGCTAGTATAATATATACAAATATTGGGAGTGATGCTTCAATAGGTACTCGTTTATTATTGGGGGCTGTAAAAGGAAGTCAAAGTTTTTTAGAAAACACACCATCTCCTTTTTATACTTCGCCCCCTTTATTGGATTGTAATTTTGCAACACCTACGCCAACGATAGACGACACTATTGAATTTGATATAGATGCTTTAGACAACGGAGATAGTCTTGTTGTGTATTTATTTTACCTTAAAAGAAATATTTCAGATACTTCTACTTATAAATTAGATATAGAACTTTGCGAAATGGAAATTACAGCCACATCAACAGCGATTTCAACTATTGTAAAAGGTGTTCGCTTATACGATTTATTAAGACATCAAGCACTATCATACGACACTACATTAAACGATTTAGGAGTTTTTAACAATACTTCTGAATATTGGAATAACTTTGTATTTAATGGTCGTATGTTGGGTAATTTAGCAAATCAAGCGTTTAATAATGAATTTAAAGACCTTTACAATTCTGTTTGCGATGAAGCATTTGCAGACTACCAAATAGATAATAACGGAATAACTATTGATTTTATAGATAACTACTACAAAGATGAAGAAATAGCAGTTTTTACTGAAATGCCTTCGAATGATGCGAATTATACAGCAAATAGCGACTATTCTATAAACTTGTTTAATCTTAAATTCAAAAAGAGTAGTTCAGAACGTACAGGTAATGAATTAAGCACAAATGATGATGTGCATACTTCTTTACAAT